TCTTGTATTTCAATATTACTTTTTTCGTTTTTATAGTCTTTAGAATTTGCCTCTAAGTATAATTTAATTTTTGTTGTAAATCCTGCCATTTTTATTCCTATGTAATTATTTTAAATGCTCCAAATTCATTGTAAGCAGCGTTTGATAATAATTCAGCGTTAACATCATTATTTTGTAATCCTACATATGCTTCAATATAATCAGTTGTATTAAAATCTTCTATTACAGCAGTAAAGGTGCTTATAACTCCTTGTAGGCTACTTACAGCTGAATGATTAGCACTATGAGAAATAGATGAACCATTCTTATATATTCTAGCAGAAAATTCTGCATCAGCTGAAACACTTCCTGATGATGTATTATGTTCTCTAAATCCAATTTTTAAATAGCAATAATACTTTCCTGCTACTCCGGGTGTGAATCTATAATTTGTACTCGCATCATACTTAGAATCTGTGTCAAATTTTTCTGTAGCAAAAGAAACTTTTACAGCGGAATCTTCTGTCGCTGTAAAATTACTTGATAAATTAGCTGCAAAAGCAGGAGTGTTTGCTGCTTTTATGTGTGAAAAATCTATTCTTTTTATTGTACCTGCATCTGATATTAAAAACTCATCTGTATCAGCAGGAGTTGCAGCTAATTCTGTTTGACCAGATATAATATTACTTGCTAAACTTGCAGGTACGACACCACTAGCAGGAACATCAATAGTTCCTACAGCTTTTGCTTGATGAACTACATAAATATTATTTGTGCCGCTAGGAGGTGCACCAGTAAATGTAAGTGTAGTTCCACTTATGCCATATGCAGAGTTTGGGTCTTGTCTAACATTTTCTACAAAAACTTCTATGTCAAATACTGAACTCGGTGCAATGTCTAATGTAAAAGCAGTTGTGCTTCCGTCACCACTAAACCTTTTACCTTGTAAAGATTGAAACTGATTTTGTGTATCTATAGGTGTACCAAGATATGCCATCCTAGGTTATCTCCATAATTGATACAGCTATGTCTGCAGCGCCTGAAGCTGTTAACGAAAGTGTGTCAGTTGTTTCCATAACTACTTTGTTACCAGACAATAGTTCAAGTGTGCCACCTACAGGCACGGGTGCATTAGTTACTAGTTCAACTGTTTGATTAGCTTCATCATTTGCACCTGCTCTGTTGCT